GTTGGGAAAGCACTGCCTCCTGAAGCAGTTCCCGAGTGGGTGATCACGTAGCGAACTGTGATCCAACCACCCGTGGCTGGTGGAGTGCCGGCGACTTGCGTGGCGAAGCTTATGAGACGAGGTGTAATCGCGTCCCTAGTGAAAGGACCGGTCACGAGGACCTCTCGCCTATTGTCGGTCTTGTTCCCATGCAGAAGTAATTTAGCGTTCAGCATGTCAGCCTGCTTGCCGTCGACGTCGGTGATGGGCGCTGCGGTGGGCGTCGCGATCCATTTCACTCGACTGTCATCCGGAACAGTGATGGGCACTATAACTTCGACTTCAACCTTGTGAATCACATTCCCTTCAGGAATGTTAGTATCGTCGTAGTTGCTCGCGGGCTTTGGGCCAGTTAAGTGCAGAGCTCTAGCAGTCGACGTGGTGACAGTTCGTGGCAACGTGTATGTGACCACCTCCTCGTGCATGGTTGGTGATATGACCCTTGTGGGCGAACTGGTCCCGGGCTTGGTTCGTGGCTTCCTAGGGGGGGGATGGCGTTGATTCGTATTTGCTGGCTGGCCACCACCTCGTCGATGACCGGTGCTGTTGAGGTGGTTGTTGAGGGCTCGGACACTTGAGAATGATTTACCGCAGACGGAGCACTTCATTGTGAGCTGTGTTGTGGTGTTGGCTCATAACTAACAGCCTGATGTCAAAAGGGAATCATTGAGTTCTGCGTAGGCGAGGTCCAAGGTCTTTCCTTTCAATTCGCTCATCCTGGCGGCGCCGTACTTGAGAACCATCTTTGGTGTGAGCCAGGCGGTGGACATCATTGCACGGACTCGGCCAGGCGAGGTGGAGTACAAGAACTGACCCATTGAGGCATGAGCTTCACGCTGATCCGGATTCAAGATATCGTCCACAATGCCTCCCAGCTTGTGACCGTATGAGTACTCGAGCGCGTAGTTGAGAATGCAGTTGTCAAGGGTGTCGTTAACCTTTGCGAGTGCTAGCTTCATGGCGAAGTGGATGGGTTCTCGAATGATGCCAAACTGGGTGCAGATGAAGCCACAGAAGATTGGTTGGTTGATGAACTCTGTCTTTGCCACGATCTTGAATAGCTTCTGATTAGTGATCCAATCGGCATTAGTCTTCGCGAAGCCCACAATCAGAGAATCATCGCCTGAACACATGTACGGAGTTGTGAGGTCGTATTGCAGGTTCATGAGTGCCTCAGAGAACATGGTATTGAACTTGTAAGTGCCTGGTTCCCCTGTGAAACGCATAATCGCCGAGGTCCCGAACTGATGGTTGAGCGTCGTCTTCTGCTTGTAGTAGAGATCGATGTACATCTGGGGGATCCCGTAGTATTGCATGTGGGCGATCTCGAACCAGACTGCTTCTGCACCTTGACTCTGATCGAACGCGG